GAGAAACCTTAAGGGTTTGTCCAGTTTTCCTTCTGGTGACTAGGACCCTCCACGTCGTCAATCGTTTCTCTGCACAAAACAGCGTTAGGGTTTGCTTAATTAAGCATTTACAGTAGAAGAAAGTTCAGTTATGAACACGTCTACGGACGAAGTAGCTGGAAAAGTTCCAGCACCTAGGGTGATAGTAGCAATGCCCTCACTGAGGAGGTTGCAGACGACTATAGTACTCTTACCGAGTTCTGTAGAAACGTCTCCTCCAGCAGGAGTTACAGCACTGCTAGTAGTATCGAGATTGTAGTAAGTCTTGAAAGCAAAACCTGTAGTCGAAAACAGGGGTGCAGCCCAGGCTACAAAAGGTGTGCCCTTCCACACAAAGTTCACAAGGTACTGTTGCTGTGGTTGGGCCAAGAAAGACACGGCAGTACCGGTGACAACTACACTTTGGAGGTTACCAGTATTTATAAAGGTGGTAGTTCCAAGAGGGGTAGCTCCGGCTACGCCAGTTCTGAACAAGTGCAATGACTTTACAGAACCACCGATGTCTTCTGGAATAGTTGGCTTGAAGAATTCAATACAGTAAGAAACCCACAACTCACCCAGGTCTATGTTTGGGTTGCTTTGACTTACGAATTGGAAGTTACCTTGGTCATAAAGACGCAAGTCTTCAGTGCCCACCGATCCAGTTCTGACGTATTTGATTGGGTTTGCTGTGTATGAACTAGCGCATTCAATACCGTGCAAAAGACCAATCGTTGGTTTAGTCGAAGTGGCAAACTCAACGTTTTCGATTTGTTGTCTACTTGTGTACAGACTATCGTTGGCGTTGTAGTTAGTAGCCATGACGACCACACCGGGGGAACCAGAAGCAATAAAATCCGTGATTAAAGGTCTAAACTCGAAGACCATACCATGTATTTTATACTCCTGGTAATTTTGGGCAATAGTTGCTAACCAAGGAAAAGTTTGACTTAAACCTGGATTAATAGGAAAACCGCGGTTTGTAAAAGCCGCGGCACCATTGATATCGCCGAGATACTCACGATGGCAAACTACATTGGTTTGTTTAGTGGTATCAAATTTTGGAATTTGATTGGCGTTAGTTAAAACGTTATATTTACTCTCATTAGTGAGGGTATAATCACCGCTACCGAAAATCCCTCCGATACCGGTGCCCAACCATTTCCCAACTGACTTTCCTATGTGGCCAGAGCCAAACATAGAGCCGACAGCATTGCCTAAAACACCGCCAACGTCCCGGAACGGGGTCGCTTTCTTAGCTTTAGGTTTATTTTGTACAACAACTTTCTTGTTGTTTTGTCTTTGTTTTCTCGTCATGTATGTGATACGCCTGACGGGGGACGGACTATACATCCTTCCGAATCCTCTATACACAAAACTGGAGGGAGAGGAGATTCCGTGTAGTCTCTCGGCATTTTGTTTAGCACTACAAAGAGATTTTGGATCATTATCCGGAAAGACCACATGTTCATCTAACGCGATGACATCGTCGGGTTTAGAGTTTTCCATCTCGCCAGTACGTTCCAAATCTAGAAGTTCTAAGAAACCAGTGGCTCTTATTACTTCAACTAAATAATCTCTATTAGGATGATGCCTAACATTGTACCTAAAAGCTTCGTAAAGCTCAAAAACTTTAGAAACCGCAGTGGGTTTGTTGGACAAGAGGTTATATAGGGCTTTGCCTACCCTAACTGGGTAACCAAAGCCATTTGCTTGGAACTGCGTAGAACAGAATTCGAAACTATCGTATTTAACTTTCTCACACAAAGACATCGTTTTCCCGAAATCTTCGTAGTGGGAAGTCCAAATTTCTGCGCTAAGCCCAGAGACGATAATATCGTCTCCATTCGCAGCACATTTATAGGTGTCGAATCTCTTCTTATTGAAAGAGATACGATCATTCTTATAAATTGCTGAGAGCGCTATGCCGACGTTGACACCTGAGTTGGTGTCCGAGGTCCAATACCACCCCGACGGCATAACTCCGGGTACTAGCTGCTGTACCAACGAACCATCAGAAAACAACAAGACTTTCCTAGCCATGCAATACATATGCGAGAAAAGGACTTTAGACCAACAGGATCTCTCGGACCCTATGGTTAAAGCTTTCCTTCTTTCAAAGTCGAACTTAAAATCCGACCAAGTCATGGACCAATCCCAGCCTTTAACATCTAAGGAATACAATTCCTTAATCTTGTTAGGTTCTGAGTAAGCCATAGACTTAATGTAACCGGAGATGGTTTTCAAGCCTTCATCGTGGAGGCCCATTCCGGGTTTAGAGCATATGTAAGCGCTGTCAGAAATTTCCTGTTTCTTTCCTTTGGAATCTATTATGCGAGCTACAAGGTTATCTATCAAACCGACGCTAAAAATAATCCTTAAGCGCCCTTCAGCGATCTTTTGGATTGAGTGAGCTTCGCCTTTGATAAACACTCTCATAGCATCGACCAAACCTAAATTTACAAGTTCTTTTGGTTCAAGATTGTGCTTTCCAGGCAAATCTGAATCAAAGAGGGTATCATGGTATACATACAACGCATTTAAACGCTTGTTGACAACAGCTAAAATTAACTGTGCGTATTTGTCAAGAAGCTCCCCGTTTAGGGGACTTAAAGTGTCGAAAGGAAACCCTGGAGAAGAGTTCCTGTCGACATCCCTGAGGACACTACGAAGTTCAGACATTGTAATCTTAATTCCGTCGCGTCTTCCGGTGTCAAAGTCTTTAAATACTGTTGGTATTTCCGTGTGTGTGTAATTGAGTTTAAAAGCTTCAATTGCTTCCTGCTCAAATTTACCACTTTTACCAGACACTCGTGCGGCTTGCATGAAGACTGAGATTCTTTCGGCTCTTGCTCCTTTAGTTGGAGGTCCGAAATTACAGAGCTCTTCAAAGATTGCTTTACCTTTTGTGAGGTATGCACTTTCTTGTTTAAGTTTTGGAGCATGTTTCTTATGAGGGACCGATCCGATTTCTTGCAAACGGACAGCACTCTCTGTAATGTCTCCAACTCTAAATTCGTAACCTGCAAGGTTCTCATAGAACCTACAGTAGTCGATGGTTTGGTCGAGGCTGCTATTTTGCTCGTCGGAGTTGCTGAGGGGGTCTCTGCCCCCTTGGGAAAATCCCGTTGGAGATCATGAACCATTTGTTCAGTCGATTCGTATTTCCCATACTTGTCATCTGTATAGTCCATTTCCATGGCATCTTCCCAGGCGTCTTCGATCGTAGCATGCGGATAGTTTGTAGTTCTAGTGAAAGAACGGTAAGCTGACTTACCGACATAGGAAATTTCTATATCAAAATTATCCGTGTGTATCAACGTTTTCTTGATCTTTCCACCCCATTTCCGAACGTCTGGAAGATCTTCCAGGCGGTCCACGTATTCGTATTTACTGAAACGTGAAACAGGGGTTTCGATTCTTTTCTCCAAGAAAGCATCAAAAATAGCACTCGCATACATACCATAGTTCAAACCTTCTTCAGGCAGAGCTCCTAAATGAATTCCGCAAACTTTCCCATTGTGGAAAAGCGGAGCACCGCTGTAGCCGGCCACAGTAGTTGCGTTATGCTTAAACAATCCCAGCTCTTCCGACTCGAGGAATAAACCTCTAGAAACTCTAGGGCCAGTAAAATCTGCCTCCAACTCAAAAGCCTTTCCTATAGGCGGGGAGTAATGGGAAAGCTGAGCTTTCTTGACTCCCAACCCAGCGAAGAAAGCACGAGGTGCTTCACATACAACAAAATCGAGTTGATTGATGTGAGACCAAGCTATGATTTTCCACTCTTTTAAATCAAATTTGGAAACTAAATTCCCAAACTTCACAGTGAGGTCAGAATCTTGTTTGTTAAACAAATCCTCGAAAACGTGCGCTGGTGTAATTAAGACATCTTCGTGGTTCGGAACTGACGTTCTGAAACCCATACCGATGTGTGTACCTAATTCATCACAAAAGTTGAAACTGCATTTCTTAGTCATCGCGTCTACTAGGATAGAAGGATTACTTTTAACAGCCATCTCCCTAACAGGGAGATCGAGGCGCGGAGAATCAGAAGAACGACGGGACAAACCGTATTTCTTAAGATCTTCCTCGGTCGCTCTTGAAAGAGCGTCCAAAACTAACTGTGTACTCGTAGAAGTTTCCTGTGTAGTAACAGGTGGTTGGACCTCCTTCAACGAGTACGAATACTTGATATATAGTACAAAGTACGAAACAGTTTCTTTCATGTAATAAAACAGGAAAGAAACCACAACGTACAAAACCTTGAAAGAAAACCTAGCCAAAGTGCCGAAAATTCGGCACCAGCCTAGGAAAACAACCAAGGTTAAAGACATTAATATTAATGTCAAGCTGATAGCTAAGACTCTATCAGACAGTTTGTTGTCGCTAACAAACTGGAACACTTTCCCGTGAAAGGAAAGAATGGTGGAGACGATTTTATTAATCGTCTCAGTTGTCAAAGTGATGGAAGACATTACTTTATCGCTAGTCGTTTGCAACAAAT